CCGAAAGAACTTCCCGTCCATCTGATACTCAATACTGCTCGGCGGCGTTGAATTGCTCATCTGCACGCTGATGTACTGCAACCCACGCTCGTCTTGTAGTTGCGAATACTGAGACAAATCAGCGTCCGACGATCTTGCTATCGTGAACAGCTGCTGCATTGACTTTTGCCCCGCATACCCGTCGTGCAACACCGGCAAGTATTCCGTAATCGGTCTATCGGACAAGTCGCCGTAATACGTGCAGGCCAGCATCATTTTCCCGCTGGCTTTGCTGGTGTGCACCCGCCAGTTCCAGCTCGACACTTCCAAGTCCTTGCCCTCAATCCCCATGATGTCGTCGTTATGGAGCTTCAGGTTCTTTTTCACCGGCTCAGGGAACGGATGGCCACAAGAGGGGCAGGTCAGAGCTGAGATATGCACCAGCTCCTGACAGTTCTCGCAAACCTTCACGGGCGCTTCACCGTTGCCGTCGCCAGCCTTCTTTGGCGTCTGCACGCTTGTGATAGGACCATGGCTCATCACCACGCCTGCAAAGTCCAGCACCATGCAGTGATCGGTGTGACTCTTAATTCGCATGCCACGACCTGCCATCTGCACGTACAGGCTGGGGCTCATGGTTGGACGCAGCATTGCAATCAGATCAATGTCGGGGTAGTCAAAGCCAGTCGTCAATACATTGGCGTTAGTAATTGCCCTCAACGTGCCAGCTTTAAAATCCGACAGTATTTTCTCGCGCTGTTTCTTTGGCGTCTCACCCGTCACGCAGTCAGCCGCAATGCCGCTCTGCTGCAAAATTGCTGCAATGTGATGCGCATGCCTCACCCCCGTGCAAAATATCAACCACGCCTTGCGGTCGCCTGCCAAAGTAATAATTTCGTGAACGACCTTTTCGTTCTTATCCTTGGTGTCTACCGCGGCCTGCAACTCAGCCTCAATAAATTCTCCACCGCGCTTCTTAACGCCAGACACATCAAGCTTGGTCTTGGTGAGCTTCGAGCGCAGCGTTGACAAGTGGTTCTTGAAAATCAACTCCTCAATGCTGACCGGCTCAATCAACGCATCAAACAACGCCGGCTTGTCAGTGATCAAACCATGCCCTAACCGATACGGTGTGGCCGTCAACCCCACCACGCGCAGCGCTGGATTGATCGCTTTCAAGTTGCCCAACAACGTGCGGTAGCCCCCCTCATCTTTGTGATTGACCAGATGACACTCGTCAATGATCACAAGGTCTACATGCCCAAGGTCATGTGCCTTATTACGCACCGACTGGATGCCTGCAAACGTAATGGGCTCCCCCAAATCTTTGCGGCCAATACTAGCGCTGTAAATGCCCAGCGGCGCACCACGCCATTGTTGTCGCATTTTCTGCGCGTTCTGCTCAATCAACTCCTTCACATGCGTCAGCATCAGCACCCGAGTCTCGGGCCAGTTCTGAATCGCATCCTTGCACAGCGCCGCCACAATGTGGCTCTTGCCGGACCCAGTCGGTAGCACTAAACACGGGTTGCCCTTACCGCCCCCCTCAAACCACGCATAAAGCTGGTCAATAGCGCGTTGCTGGTAATCACGCAAAATTATCATCCAACTATCCTCCCACCAAAATCTTTGCGAATCTCAGCAATAAATTCATCACCGCTGGCGCACGCAGTAGCGTTTGCCAACAACTCTTTAGAACCGTACACACCTTCTTGCTCAGGGTCTCCGTTGGCCACAGTCACGCCATTGATTTCATAAACAGCTGTCCATTCGTTTGGACCCTCCATGCGTTGCCATGGGACCAGATCAGGATGCAGCACATGACCCTCGCACCCAACGCGTTGCGCCTCAACAGGGATCGAATCGTCCCACTTGGCGCAGTGCCATGTGCTATCGGCCTTTGGTGTGGCCAGTGCGCATGTCCGGCAGTTGGCATGCTTAGTCGTTTTGCTCTCATGGCAAAACTCATGTGCGTCGCAAAATTTACACTGATACCAGCTCGGGTCCGAGCTGATAGGCGGCGGCATCCGATCAGCTTGCGCAATGTAGTGGCCGCGGCGAATCGCCTTATCTGCCACCTCTTGATCAAACTTGACCCGCTCGGTGTGGATGCGGTCATCGTCTTTGCAGACCGCCACGTATAGTGCGCGATCAATGTTTGTGCCGGACATGTACACCTGCATTTGCACAAAGTGATCAGGCTTAGATTTCTCGACGCCGTCCTTAACCAACGCGTCAAACGACTTCTTGTTGTGTGTTTTAAATTCGGCGACGTGCCGTGTCTTCGGCGCTCCCGGCACACCTTTGTCGATGATGGCGTCCAACGACCCTGATACGTGACTGCCAAAGTCAACACGGTGTTGCGAAGACACTTTACGCACGTCCACGCCGATTGCCCTTAAGTCGGCAATGATGGTGGCTTCCTCATTCTGCCCCCTACGGAACAGCCGCAAGATGCGACCTGAAAACGTAGGCTGCACAGCCCACCGGAATGACAGCCACAGCCAGCGGTCGCACACATGCCCCAAGGTGCTTGCACCCAGATGCGGACGCGGCTCGTCTGTGCGGGTTTCGTGGTGTTTATCAATCAGCGCTTGAATGCTGTGATCGGACTCTGGAATTTGCATGTGTTCTCCTCGTTTGAAATTGCCCAGCCCCTGATCACAAGAGCTGGGCACGTCATTTACTTCTTAGCCCAAGGTGGCGCAGATTTGCCAGTCGCTGGCGCTGCGGCAGCTGCTGCTGCGGCTACCGGCTTAGCTGTAGCAGGAGCTGCGCTGCCGCTTACGGATTTAAAGCCCCTGACCTCGTTGCTTGCACCGTATTGCGCATCCTCCTTGACGTCCAGCTTGATGCTAATCTGACCGCCAATCAGCTGGTCAGTGTCGGTTACCTTGGCCAAGCCAATCGCACGCATGATGTCGCCCAGCTGCTGGCGACCGATCTCCTCGGCTTTCGGGTTCGGGTTCTTGATGTTCAAGTTGCCGAACACGACACGGCCTTGATGCGTCGGGCCCGTTATGTCGTAGCGAATCTTGATGTACTGACCGTTGCCAGCCTTGGTGTCTTTGAGCTCACACTGGGTGATGCTGGCTGTATACCAGCCGGCAGGCAATGGCTCATAAATTCCAGTGTTGCCAGCAGGCAGCTCGTTGACGTCAAAAGTTTCTGTAAGAAAAGCCATGGTAATTACTCCTTGATAGTGATTTTGAAAGATGGACGACCTGCTTTGGCCGTGATTGCTGCTGCCAGCGGTTTGGTAATGGACTCGTCTGCTGATTTCCAAACGGCCATGTTGATCTCGGGCTTCCAGCGAAACAACTTAGACAGGTGGTCGGTCAGACCAAACTCAGCTGCAAGCTCCTGCACCTTTTCGCCATCGACCTTGCGATCAATGCGACCCGCGATCTTGACAACAAAGCCTTCGGGCTCTGCTGTCTCAGTTGATTCAAAGTTCTCGGGGATCGCCAAGAATTTAACGATCTTGTCCTCGACTTCGCGGCGCTTGGTTGTCGCTTCTTCCTCAGCGTTTTTGTAGCTCACCCACAAAGCGCTCATTTCTTTGAGGTCGCTCATGCTTTGCCGCCTTTCTTTTTGCCGCCAATTTTTGTAATGATGGCTCCCAGATCAGGGGCTTCCCAGTTGTCCAACTTTCCCGAGCGATCCTTGGCCAACCACAAACCATCGCTGTCGCACATCAGCGCACGCTGGGTCACGCCCTCGGCATCGCGCTCAACACGCAGCGCCAACACTTCGTCAAAGAAATAAGGCAAACCTTGGGTCAGGCTCTTGCCCGGCATGCCCGGGTTGTAGAGCATCTTGCCCATCTCATCTGTGCTCTTCTCCAGCTTGGCGGACATGTACACATGCTTGCCCGGCAGATCGCGGAATGCGCGAATCAGCTCTTGCATTGTTGTGTTCATCTCGCCGTACGCAGCACGACCGTCTTTCGACTTTTTCATCTCATGCGACAACACCACCTCAGCAACTTCCGAGATACTGTCCAACGCAACCGATTGAAAGTCCGCAGCCTCCTTGCTGTCACGACACCACGCAAACGCTTCACGCAAATCATCCATCGAGGCAATCTCGATGTAAGGCAGGTCTGCGTCCTGAATGGACAGCAAGCCTCCTTCAGCTGACAGCACAATTACGTTGGGCAACGTCTTGACCAGCGCTGTCTTACCTGCGCCTGCTTGTCCATACACCAACAACTTCACACCATTGGCAGTTAAACCGCCCGTTGACTTTAGATTGATAGCCACTTGGCTCTCCTTTAAATTTCACCTCCGTCTGGAAATCAGTTCGAGGTGTGACTAGACTATAACAGAATTCCAATATATGATGTCAACATATTTTTTCAATAAAGGTGGAAAACATGAAAACTGAGGAAGCAATTGCGTATTTTGGCACTTTGAAAAAGTTGGCCGATACCTTGGATGTTTGGCCTCAAGTTATTTACAAATGGGGCGACACTCCACCAATGGGTAGGCAATATGAGCTAGAGGTTAAGACAGCTGGAGCGTTGAAAGCAGATGCCAAGGCAGTAGCGCATGGCTGACCTTTCAAAAGTCCTTGGCGGGCCTTGGGCTCCGCCACCAGAGAAGCTGCTGTCGTCGCCTGAATCGCAGCTGATAGACGCAATCAAGGCCGCGGGGCTTGAGCCACCAGCCGAGGTTTTAATGGACGGTAAAATT